CCCTCGCCTTACACCCGCTTAAGCGTTGTTCAGCCACAAGGCCAAAACAGTTTGCAATACTATTTTGTTTTAACATATTCTGTCTAATATAACACATTTTATCTAAAATGTCAATGCCCATTTGATAGATATTCTAAATCATATTGAGGCACACTAAAATCCATTATTTTTAAAGGTTTTACATTATTTAAATTAACGGTATACCACACTTGGTCGCTCATTTTTTCTTTAATACTAACTCTAATGTTGTCATTTTCACCTAGCCAACCACTATCATTTTTTTCAAACTTTAGATCACCAACTTTTAACTGCTGTTTTTTAAATACAATAAGTTTATATGATTTTGTTTTTATCCATTTATCAACTTTAGCAAAATTATATTGATAGTCAAAGTGGTCTTCATCAATAAACTTTACTTTTTCATCAATAGTGTTGTGTGTTGTTGTTCTGTGTGATGAAAATGTTAAGATGTTTTTATTACTGTTATATTTACCAGACTTTACTGATATTTTTTTATTTGATACTATTAAATCGTAGCCTATACTATGTGAACCTGTATCGTGCTTTACATCACCAAATAATGATCTTTCAAATATTGATTCTAATAACTTGTTATCTAATGGTATTTCAGGATACAGATTATGATGTAGTTCTAAATTTTTTTTAAATTTTGCTAGATTCAAATCAATCATTTTAAATTAAAGTTTTTTATAAATTGTTTCATATCCATATACTGTAGGTTTCTAACCGTACCGTCCCACTCTCTAACAGGACTATTGACATCATTGGCATCCCTTAAATTAGGATTTACCTTAAAAAACTGTACTCTATTGTATTTGTTTTTACCATTAAAGTCCCAAAATGTTTGTTTCCATTGTTGTACCCAATTAACACTTGGTGTAGGAGCGTGTTCTGGTAAAACATAATTTTGTGTGCCTTTATACATATTGTTTACTTTACCTGTGGTACTATTTAAATCGTGGCCTATTAGATAGACTTCATCTGGTTGTTCTTTTAAACAGGCAATATAACCAGAAATAGGACCAGCAGCCCAACCTGGATCTTTTTTTTCTTCTAATACATCATTAATACAATTAGACTTATCATTATCTTTTATCCAAGAAATCTTAATTGACTTTTGTTGCACGTATTTTTTACCTTTTGATTTATCTTTTCTAACAACGTGAGCCACACCTGCCACACTTGAACCGTGCATTACAAAATGATTTGTTTCTGGCGTTCTCTTGTTTTCATAAAAGGCGCCTTCTTCTCTTGCTAATCTTAAATCTTCATCTGTAGCACCGGCCTTTATCATATTATCAAATAGTTCAGCAGGTACTTTTGACCAGTTTCTAAAGTAACATTGATTGTTATGGCAATAACCACTATGATATATTTCGTGCATTATACCTTGGTCTACACCTACTAAAACATCTGGTTTAAAATCTCTATACAAGGCATTACACCCATATATTTTACCGTGTTCTCTTAATTTTCTTAAATCAATACTTCTACGGCTTTCACCATTACCTATAACAAATACTCTTTTCATTAGTTTACAAAAACATCTTTCATAATCATTTTACATTCGGTTTCATTAAACCTAATAAAAGGTTTTAGTCTGGTAAGCGTAGATGAGATTTTAGGCCATACAATTTTCTCGGCAATTTCTTTAGACCAATTTTTACTAAACGACAAAATGTGGTCAAGCACAATGATGGTCTGCTGTGACGCTCTTTTTTGAATAAGTAAGCGTAACAATCTAGGATGTTGTCCATTATTACAAATGAAACCATCATCAAAGCGAATATTATTCCGAAGAAAATCATCATTAATCCGTACGCAATCAGCCCTAAAATGATAGGCAAATGCTTCTTTACGTTTTTTATAATCCAAGTAAATATCTCTACCATCATTTCGTAAAAGATTACCAATCCATCCCTTGCTATCTGAAGCAAAGTTAGCAACAAAGAAATCAAGTATATCAGTTTGTCCATATTGTTTGCTCAGTTTGTGGAAGAAGTATCTATCATTTCTTTTAGTAAATGTTTCAAGTTTACAGTTGACTTTTCCACCATATTGTATATAGTCATAAGTTTTTGTAGTAAAATGTAATTTAACTCCAAGATAAACCTTAAATACATCAAACCCTCCATACATATTTTAAACTGGTAACTGGCCACATTTAGGATACTTCAGCATCCTTTTATTAGTTGCCTCTAACTTAATTTTTTCTTTTAATGATTTTGAGATAAGATTTGATACTGTACCTGGATCAATTTCTAATTCTTCACAATATAATATTACAGCATCCATATGAGAACATCTTTTTTCTTTGACCATATTCTCAATTTTTAAACTAAATTCTTTACTATTCATTTCACACCTTTCATTAATGGGGGCTACTACCTCTAGCGTTCACCCCCATAGTTATAACCTTTTCCAATATAACATATTGGAATTAATTTGTCAATACTAATTTGAAACTTCAGTCTTATTAAATGTGTGATATAATATACAGGTTTCTTCCGCACTAGGTATATCCACAGTTACTAAAGTTTGATCTTCATTTTCATAGTAAGTCACCATATAAACTGGTTCGCCGTTTGAATTGCCTGACTCTCTACCTAAACTAATATGTACAGGTTTAAGTTCTTTTGCATTTACATAATTTTGAACATCATCTGAAGTTCCACAAACAGATGGTATTGATTGCCAGTAAAGTTCAGCATTTGCTACACTTGAAAATATAAGTGTTAAAATTAAAACTATTTTTTTCATAGCCTCCCTTGCTGATAAAATGAGGCCACATTTTTAATCTATTTGCTTATTTTATCTTTGTTAAGTTCTTCATAATATTTATAAAAACCTTGTATCGCTTTACCTAGTTCTTCTTCGTAATCTTTCTTTTCTTTTATAAAACATTGAGAAGTACCATCTTCACTTGCTAATAGAATAACTAATTGTTCAATTGGTTTATCAAATGTTTCTTCATACATATGAGCATAAGCACAAGTTTGTAAGAAGTAATTACTAATCCAATCTTCTTGTCGTTCTTTGTTTGCTGTTTTAAAATCTATTACTGATAATTTACCATTGTATTCGGCCACACAATCTACTTGACCAGCAATTGTTAGTTTTTTACTATACATAATTGCTTCTAGTAAATGTATGTTATCTATTTGATCTATGTAAGGTTTTAATAATTTAAATAAACCTAATGGCAATACGTCCCTAATACTTGGTGTTTCATTTTTAAGATATTGTTCAACTAAAGTGTGTGTTGCTTTACCTCTACGAGCCGCTCTACCCATTTCCCATTGAGCAACCTTTTCACCAATACTATCTCGCCATTTTTGAAGTCCATCTTTTTTAAGAATACCTAAAACAGTAGTTACTGATGGATAGTTTTTACCGTCTATATTATAAAATCTAAAACCATCAACTTTCATACCTTTGGTTTTAGGAAGTAATGATTTATTCAAATCAATAAAATTAAATTTTTTAGCCATAATTATATACTATATCACCTTTCATTATAAATGTCAAGCCTATGTTGATCTGTAATCCATCAAATGGGCGTTAATTAATTCGGGAGAGTTTCTAACTTGTTCCCTTAACTCTTTTCATTGTGGATCGTAGGATACGTATTTGGTTTTACCCATTTCATCCCTATACGCTCTTAAAATCTGTTTTCTGTTTTCACCATCAGCCTTATAAGAGCAGTGAATCCATCCGCTGTTCGGTTCATCTAAATTGTGGTATTCCAAAATTAATTGGTCAAACTCCAGATTATTAGCTATGTATTTACATAGTTCAGCGTTGCTAACTCCAAAGATTTCAAAATCGGCCGCCTCCCCTTTAGCGTGCTGTGAATTGACACTTGAGCCAATTTTAACACATAATTCTGGACTACGATACCCACTAGATACCGATACAACTTTACCATAATGATCTCTTACTTTTTGTAAAACATTTTCACATAAAGCTTTTAGGTTATTCATATGGTCTTCACTTGGATTATTACTAATACCGTGTCTAGCCGCTGTTTGGCTGGCTGTCATTTCTTTTAGTGAAAAATTATTGCTTAATTTCATTTAACTTTTCCTTTGCTTTTAACTTTAATTTTTTGAGTTCTCTTAAATTAAACCAACTTGTTATTGATCTATCATTTCTTCTAGCCATTTCAGCTTCGTTAACTTGTCTTTTGAGTTCTTTATGTTTTGCTTTTGCTATCATATTATCCTCTCGTTAATTTTAAGATTTTCTCTATTTGTGCCTTAATAATCGGACCTCTATTTGGCCAATGTATGTAAGGCTCATCGCTTTTAGATAGATTATATAAAAATGGTAATATAATCTTTTCTAAATCTTTAAATCTTTGTTGTGTTTCTTCATCAGAAATTTCTTTTGTAATTGTTTCTTTTTCTGCCACAATTTGCATTATCTCATTCATCATAGACTTTATAGATGAAACATCATCTTTTACTTTTGATATTTCTAAATTTGAATTTTCTATT